GTATTCCCGTTGTTCCTCATAGCTTGGTTACAGCGTCTAAGGCTTATGTTCTTGACACTACTAAGTTCTCTATTGCTCAACAAAGCGGACTTGCAGTTCGTTCAACTGAATTCGATCAAGACGATTTCGTAAAGAACTTGATCACTTTCCGTTGCGAAGCTCGTTGCGATTTGATGCAGTTTCAACCATCGGCTTGCATTTATGGTGCAATCTAAGGTTAGTTAATTATAAACATTGGGAGACCCGTAAGTCTCCCTTTTTTTTACTATGCCTTATTCATACAACTATTTCAAAGATGATTTTAGAGATCATCTTATAAAAAATTTTCAATCTAATATTAAGATATTAGATGTAGGCCCAGGTTCGGGTAGCTATTACGATTTGCTTTGCAAAGATTTTACAAATATTGATGCGGTTGAGGTTTACGAGCCTTACATTGATCAATTTGAGTTAAGAGATAAATATAAAAACGTTTACAATCAAGATATACTAGAGTTTAATTATAACTCTTATAACTATTTAATATTTGGAGATGTACTAGAGCATTTGAGCATAAATGATGCACAAAAATTGCTTGAAGATTTAACATCAAAAAATATATATTGCATGGTTGCAATACCTTATGAAATGGAGCAAGATGCGGTAGGAGGCAATATTTACGAGATTCATCAACAAGCTGACTTAACAATATTTAACTTTACTGATCGTTACGCATTAATGAAACCATTTAAGATAAATGGTTTTTATGGATTATACTTAAATTATAATTTTATATGAATATAGTATGCTCAATACATCTTTATCCTCCTCAGCACAATTGCGGTGCGGAATGGATGTTACATCACATCAATAAAGACTTGATAAGCAAAGGACACAATGTACGAGTGCTTTTGCATCAAGCCAATCATTATAAGATTAAAAACAATTATGTTTTTGATGGCGTAGATGTTTTCCCTCCAAGTGAGAATGTTATTGATAATTTGATGCGTTGGAGTGATGCCGTAATTACGCATTTGGATTATACAAGGTGGACGATCGGAGCTGCTAAACTTTATAAAAAACCAGTTTTTCATCTTATCCATAATAGCCATCCATACCCCGAAATCATTGACGCAAACACCAATCAACACGTTGTGTATAACTCTTTTTGGTTACGGGACAAATTGCAATACAAATGGGATAACTTTATACTAACGCCTCCCGTTGACTATCGTTACTACGACCTAAAGATTGACCCAGCGAAGAACGAATACATTACTCTAATTAACACCAACGAGAACAAAGGGGGTAAGATATTTGAACAAATTGCTCGTGCATTGCCAAATAAGCGTTTTTTAGGCGTTTTGGGAAGCTATGATGAACAAATGATATCTAGCCTTCCAAATCTAAAATTAGTGCCTAATTCGCCCGATATTATGCAATATTACAAGCAAACAAGGATACTATTAATGCCGAGTGATTATGAGAGTTGGGGCAGAACGGCAACCGAGGCTTATTGCTCTGGGATTCCAGTTATAAGCACAATGGCCGAAGGGTTGGTTGAGAACTGTGGTAAAGCGGGCATATTTATAAAGGATCGGAATGATATTAAAAGCTGGGTTAAGGCAATTACTGAACTGTATGACGCCAAAAAATATAGTGAGGCATCCAAAAAAGCAAAAGAGAGATCAAGAGAGCATGACCCGAGAAAAGCGCTTGATGAGTTTGAGGCCTGGTTTAGAGAAATGGTTAATAAATATAAGTAAGTATGGCGATATATATAAACGGGATAACGGTACTAGCTGACGGTGTAGTCGAGCCGGTTTCCCTACCCGATGCAAAAGATTGGATGAAAATAGATTACAATGACGAGGATGGCCTTATAAAGGATTTGATTAGTGCGTCTAGGGTGCATTTAGAGAAGATAAGCGGCATTGCTTTGGTTAATAAGTTATTGAAAGTCAATTTACAAACTACTGGAATTGCTCCAGGCGTTTGGATGATTGATTTACCTTATGGCCCATTACTTTGTGTAGATACCGTTACTATAAAGACCGGAATAAATACTTACACTACTTTGGTAAAAAATGAGGATTATGAGGTAATAGGTGGCAAATTATGGTTATATTCACAAGGGATTTTTAATGTTCAATATCAGTGCGGTTATGGCTCAATTCCAGAGGACTTAGCAAATGATATACTTGCTTTGACTTCATGGCAATTTGAGAATAGAGGCAAAAAGATGAACGCTGACAAATCCTCTTTACTTAGCCAATATCCTAATTGGGATGGCCTTAACTATCATCAATACAAAAAAGTATTTATAGTATAATGCCGAGTGGATTCCGTTTAGAAGTTAATGATTATAAGTTCAATAGGATGCTTACTAAGCTCAAGCAAACCGTTGATGAAACAAGCGCAACGGTTGATCGTGAGTTAGCGGCTAGCGGTGAAGATATGGTCAGAAGTGCAAAAAATATATTATCTAGTAAAGGTGCAGTTGATACGGGAAGGCTACTAAATAGCATATCCTTTAAAAAGGATCAATTCCTTAGTTATCAATTTGTTGCACAGACTGACTATGCGGCTTATATTGAGTTTGGTACTGGCGATTTATTTGTAAATCCAGAGAAACAAGGTTGGGTACAATTAGCAGAACAATTTAAAGGTAAAAACATTAAAAAGGTTAATTTACCCCCTAGGCCTTATATGCGTCCAAGTATATTGGCTTATTGGCCTATATACCAAAAGCGAGTTAGGGACTTTTTAAGAAAGAAAAGACAAGCGTAATGAAGGATAGTGCAAATAACGTAAGGGATATATATGTAAATGCTTTAAACGGCAACATTACTTACAATGGTAAGAATGTACCCGTTTATGGGCAGCCTCCGTTTGTTACTACTCCCGATAGATATGTAATTATAAATAATATTGTTGAGGTAGCTAATAATACCAATGATAGCTTTGATAATGAGGTTGAGGTAACAATAGAGATTTATAGCGAGCAAAACAAGAATAACAACGTAAGCCAAGTTGACAATATTGCGGGTCAAATCCTTAATATTTTGATCCCAGATACAAAAATCAATGGGTTTAGTGATACTGACTTTTACGTGTTTCCAATGGCTCGAACAAGTTCAAATTATTTACCTTTGTGGGAGGGTGATAATTATATAGCAAGAAAAGTTATAACAATTAGAAATCTAGTAAATCAAAAATAAACAAAAATGGCAAAAATTCAAGGTTCTACACAAAGCGTAGATATTAGCACTGACAACGGCACTAGCTGGAAGTCTCTAATTTGCTTACGCACATCAAGCGTTAACGGTACAGTTGACTCTACCGTTGAGCAAACAAACTGCGGTACTTTCACATCTATTGGTAAGCCCAATATGACTGTTGATTTTGATGCAATTTGCGAAACTGCTCCTGGTGGATCGGAGGTTAGTTACTCATCTTTATTGGGTTACTTTAACGCTGGTACACAAGTATTGGTAAGAGTTCAAAACCCAGTTGTAACTGGTTCAAGCGCGGGTGCATCTTATTATCAATCATTTGATGCTTATTTAACTTCTTTGACTCTTAACCAATCAACTACTGAATTTATCAATTTCTCTGGTACATTTACTTCAAATGGACTTATTGATATTACTGCTTAATTATGAACTATACTACTATTACTATTAACAACGAAACTATTGGACTAAAATTTGGGATGGCGTCTTTTAGATATCTTCAAGACAAATTCTCAAAAGACAAGACATTTGATATATCAATATTAAGTGAGATTACAATATCTCACATTATATATAGTGGATATTTCAATAATTGTCTAGTTAAGGAGGTTGATCCTAAATATAGCTTTGCGGACATTGTTGAATGGGTTGAGCAAACTTTGCTAAAAAACCAAGAAGATAATGACATCGCAAAAGTTATAAAAGTTTGGTCTGAGAGCGATTTTATAAGACAAAAAAATCAATCACAAGACCAAGCAAAAAAAAAGACCTCTCGTGGGAAGAAATAGAGGCGTTTGCGTTTGGAGAGTTAGGGTTGATGCCAAATGAATTTTACTCTTTGAGTCCTAAACATTACTCGTTAATGATGAAAGGGCATGAAGATAAAAAGGTCGATAGCTACAAACAAACTAGATTACTTATGTTCACAATGGTAAGGTTAATGGCCGATCCAAAAACCGCACCTAAAACTCCAGAGCAGTTGTGGGAATTACCAGGGGATGAGGACACAACTAAAATAGACGAAGAGGAATATAGACAATTAATTAATAGATATAGGAATGGCAAGTAACCAAGATTTCATATTTACGTTAGGTGCGGATATAAGCCAATTTACTAAATCTATTACGGAAGTAGAGGCGGAGTTAAAGAGTGTAAAAACATCATTAAAAAATCTAACTGGACAAGCTCTTGTTGAAGCAAATAGATATGTTCAACAATTAGAAGGTAGTATAACTAATTTAAGAAAAGCTGGATTAGATAAATTACCACAAGCAGCTCAAGGAGGTACCGCGGCATTATTTTCACTTAGCCAAGTTGCTAGGGATGCTCCATTTGGATTTATAGCTATTCAGAACAACTTACCCCTAGTAGTTGATCAATTTAGTGCTTTAGCTAAAACAAGTAATGGATTAGGAGGAGCATTAAAGCAAGTTGGTGCAAGTTTAGCTGGCCCAGCCGGTATTGCATTTGCTTTTGGTGCCGTAATTTCTGCGGTTACTGCACTTGTTCAAAAGTATGGCAGCTTATCAGCCGCTTTTGATGCAATAGTAAGCGGACAAAGAACATTAACAAAAGAGCAAAAAGATTTTGCAAAAAGTTTAGCTGACGAGGCAACAGAAGTTATATCACTTGCTACTTTATATCCAAAATTCGAAAAGGATAGACAAAAGCAATTTGATATAATTAAAAAGTTAAATCAAGTAGCTCCAGAATATTTTGGTAATCTTAAAGCAGAAAAAACATCAATTGATGAAGTAACTGCTAGCTTAGATAGATACATTGATTCATTTATTGGAAAGATTTATATAGAATCTCAACAAAAAAAGATAAATGAATTATTTACTAAATATGCAGAACAAATAACTAGATTAGTAGATGCTGAATTAGAAAGAAAAAAGAATATTAAATCTACTAAGCAAGATGTTGATAATTTAAATAAATCAACATCTCAATTGTTTAAAGATGCTGTAAAAGCAAGTAAAACACCGCTTGTTGGAGATATTGCTTTAAATGTAAATCCAGTATTTCCAGTTACAACAACTCAAGCTGCTATTGATAATTTAAAAGCAGAATTAAGATCACAATTAACTGGTGTATTTAGTGAAATAGATGTTTTTAAAGGTTTTATAAACATAGATGGTTTAAAACAACTAAAAACAAAAACAAAAGAAGTAGAAGGATTATGGTCTGGGTTTGCTCCTGCTGCGGTTATAGCCGGTGATGATTTTAATAATGCAGTTAAAAAGAGTGCAAAAAATTTAGAAGGTTGGAGATACATTATAGAGCAAGTTGCTATAAAATCTGCTGAGTTAAAGACTAATTTGGATGGCGTTGCAAATACTGCAATTAAAATATCAAATACATCTTTTGATCAGTTATTTGAGAGTTTGCAAAATCAAGATATGCTTTTTGGCATACAAGAAGTGCAAAGAGGTGTTAATAAGGTATTTAAGGGGATGGATGATGACATGAAAGCAAATCAACAAAGATTTGAAAATTATAAATCATTAATAGAAAATTTCATAACTGCACCTTTAGATTATTTATTTAACACAGTATTGGAAGGTGGCAAATTTAGTTGGAAAGAGTTTGGAAATGTAGTGTTAAGAGTTTTGGCAAATATTATAAGCTCAATTATTGCAACTACGGCTGCGGCTGCAATTGCTAACGCAATTGTACCTGGAGCGGGGACGGCTGGTGTAAATGCTTATAATCAAAGTAGTAGATTATTTGGGAGAAATATGCAAGGTGGAATGAGTCCCTCTCTTGGTTATACTCCAAGAGGTTTAGGAGGAGCGGCTAACTTTGGCGGATTAAGTGGAGGTTTAGGATTAAGTGGCCAAGTAGTATTTGTACAAAGAGGTAGTGATTTAGTAGGAGTATTAAATAGATCAAACGCAACAATTAATAGAGTTGGCTAAAGCAGAAAAATATAGAATAAATTTTAAGACTCTACAAGGCCAAGATGCCCGCGTAGAGTTTTATTTTGAGGGTTTTACTGGCTCTACAACAGAAATACGTGGAGGCATCAAGCCTTTTGTGCTTAAAGAGTTTAACACGAATGATGACTTATTTAAGCCCATTCGTCCTCAAATGGCAGAGATTGAAATAGTAGCTAGCGCAACTGCGGTAAGCATAGATAACTTTTTAGTAGATAATGATGATGATATTGAGGTAAGATTTTACTATGATGATCTTCTTACCGTTTATTGGAGGGGATGGCTTTTGCAAGATGACTTCCAAGAGATTTGGGAGGACACCAATCACATTTTAATAATAAGAGCCATAGATGGCTTAGGATATAATAGGGACTTTCCATTGTCAAATAACGGTGCGGAGGTAACGGCAAAAACAACGCCTTTACAATATATTGAGTATTGTACGGCTAACTCTGCTAAGAATTGGGATAAATTTTATTGCTTTAACAATTTGTTTCATCCCGATATGACCGATAGTGCTACTTACACCTCACTAGATCAATGTAAAATTGATCCTAAAACTTTCCAAGTACAAAGCACAGAGTATGAGTCATCAATAGAAGTTCTTGACAAAATAAATAGAGGTTTCAACCAAAATTTATTTATGTACAATGACAATTGGTGGTTAATGAGAATGGAGGAGCTTTACGTTCCTAAAACGGAGAACTTGAGGGGGTTTGTAGAGAATAGTAGCACAAGAACGGCTATTAACACAAGATATGACATTAACGTAGGCAATAGCGAGGATATTAAATTAATCTCTCCTAGTGCCATAAGAAATATAAATAGAAGAACAAAAGAGAATAGTGTACTTTTTAACTATGAGCAAATTGGTGAACTTATTACCAATGGGACTTTTTCAAGAGGAGATTTTATATCCGATACGGCTACGCTTAAAGAATACGAGGTAGATAGTTGGGACTATAAATATACGGTCTCATCATCGGCTCCCGATTATTGGGGATTTGGCGGTACAACGCCTCCGAGCGGTACGGTAACACGAAATGAGATTTGGACAAATATTGATACCGGATATTTAGAGGATAATTATGTAAGAGTACCCGGTTCTCAAAATACCTCTCCCGTTTACGATTATTATATAAGAAGCCAAGAGGTTAAAGTATTTACCGGTGAAAAGTTAGTCATCGGATTTGATTACAAATTTGACACAACATTCAATGATGACGGCTTTTTTAGGCAAATGGTTGTAATGCTTGATGGCGCAGCCAACAATTACTTTTTAGGTCAAGACGGTAAATGGAAGCAGACAAATAGCACATTTACCAATAATTACGCATATATTGGATCAGATTATAACCAAGCTCAATCGCCTTTGCCTACGGAGTGGGTAAGTATAAATGTTGAGAGTGATCCTATTCCAGATAACGGAGTTATTAAGATAGCCTTTATTTTAGATTATCATGCTTTGCTTGACCAAGCAAATGAGATGCACGTTAAGGCTTTGAACTTTCAAATTATTGAGAGATTTAACACATGGACAAGTGAGCCTTTGGTTGGTGTAAAAACCGCCTTTACAAAGGCAGACACTTTATACAATAAGCAAGAAAATGACATTTTTTTACAAGATGGCTTTTCATGGAATTATAAAGGCACTTTGTTAAATAGTGCTGGCACATCTATCCTTAACTCTACATGGTATCGTTATAGATACCCAACGGAGGAGTTTAGCTTTAGAAAGCAAAATAACATTGCTTATTGGGAGAACACAAGGTTTAACCGTAGCAAGTTAGATGCTAACTTTTACGGCCTTTTAAACAACGGCGATCGAATTGGTTTACATAATACCGTAATTTTTGTAGATGATGATCCAGATAAGGTATATGCAATTGTAAATCTCAAGGAGATTGACTTTGCGAGTGCTACATGGAGCGCAACTTTGCTAGAAGTTTGGGATGATGACAAGGATGGACAAGATTTAGATAACAAAACTTTTGATGCAGACGTAACTACTGGTACGTACAATAACCCCGTAAATGTACCTTGGACGGTAGTAACGGCTGCGGATTTCACAATTGTTGGAGGTTATCAAATAACTTACAATGGAATTGTAAGTATTACTGAGCCAATTGTAATTAGTTTGGCTGGTAACATAAAAACTACTAGCCCCGCTCCATTGCCTCCGGTAACTACTACATTTACTGTTAAGAAAAATGCGACAACGATAAAAACGCAAACCTATCCGGTAAGTGCTAATCCTCAAGCGTTTACGTTTAATTTATCGCCAAGTGGGTCGATCACAATAGACCCAGGGGATGTATTTACGGTAACGGTTAGTAATAACATTACTCAGATAGAATATACTAGCGGAGCTTTCACTATTGACTATCAATACCCAGGCACTTTAACTTATGATCCTTTTACAGAAAAATATATATACAATAAATAATGGCTGAAGTAGTAACGGCTCAAGGCTTAGTATTGGCGGTAACAAGTGCGGCGGGTGATGTTTACCCGTTTGCTTGTACTACAACCGCATCCATAACCATTAATAGGGACTTTATAGAGCTTGCACCTAAAACAAATGGCGTTTTTCGTGAATATATAAAAGCCCGTAGTGGTTATACGGTGAGTGGTAGCGGTTTAGTAAAAATGGTGGAAAGTTACACGCAACCTATAACTTTTTTCGATACCTTTATTGAGGGTTCGGATAGTGAGTTTATAGGATATTTAGACATTGTTGATGCAAGCGGTAACTATAAAGTTTATAAGTTTTCTTGCATTGTTCAAGATTTGACTCTTACTAACGCAACTGGGCAAAACGCCTCATATAGCTTTACTTTACAAGGTACTGGGCCTCTAACTGAAATAACTGTTGTAGATAGTTACACCGTAGCTAGTGGTAAAATTACCTCAAGAAGTACGGCATCCTACAAACTTATTGGTGTAGCAATTGATGGGGTATGGTACTACAATTATACCGTAACCAATGAGGGAGGTGGAGTTTTTACTATAACAATAGGTACATCATTTAATGGGGAAACCGTAAAAGCTGCATACCTACAATTATTCTAAAAATTATGTAATTTTAATAGCAAATGGAAGCAAATTTCTGGTTAGTTTTAGGGATACAAACAATAGCATTTGGACTCGGTGCTATTCGTATTTATACCGATATGAAAATAAAGCTAAGAGAGCATGATCTTAGGCTAAAGACTCTTGAAAAGAAAGAGGA